TGAGGTGACCATCATCAAGCCTGGACCGGCCAAGGTCAAGGTAGGCGGTGTCCAGGTCAGTTATTCTGAAGAAGCCTTGAAAAAGAGTCTTCCCCTCTGGGAGGGAGCGGCCGCCTTTTGTGATCACTTTAACAAGAGCGTGCGCAACCTAGCCGGGGTGTACTTCTCCCCGTGGTGGGATGAGGGTGTTAAGGCTAAGCTCCGCTTTACAGATGATACCCTCTATCACTTAGTGGAGCAGATTATCCAGGACAGAGAACAGGGGCTACCCGTGCCTGACATCGGCATATCGGCTGATATCGGCATCAGAGGCGCAAAATCGGATCACACTATTGAAGTGCAGGAAATAACCCACGTTATTTCAGCAGACATTGTCTTCTCTCCGGCAGCCGGTGGCTCCTTCGACCGGGTGCTCAACCAGGTCAGGCAGCAGCTCGAAGAGTCTCGTCGACTAGGAATTCCTGATGGTAGGAATGAGGAACAAAGGAACAAGGAAGAAAGCAACAAGGCCAACAGTCGGCCCTGTTCCCAGTCCCTCGTTCCCTACGAGAAGAGGGTCAGGGATCTCCAATCAGCCAATGATAAGCTGAGAGCACAGATCAAAAATCAGCAGGAGCTTGTCTCTGAGAAAGAGCGGCTGATCAGCGGGCTTCAGTCAGACCTTGGAGTGGCGGTGGCTAAGTACCGTGAGTACCTGCTAGCGCAGCACCCAGAGATACCTCCGGAGCTGGTGAAGGGCAACACCATTGAGGAGATAAATAGCTCCTTCCTCGAAGCCCAGAAGGTGGTGGAGCGAGTACACCAGCATCTGGAGGAAAGTATTCCTGCTGGAGCTCCAGCCAGGTCTGGCATTGATATCTCTGCTCTGTCTCCCAGAGAGAAGATAGAATATGGATTGAGGAGACGATAATCTTGAATTCAAAATTCTCTCACCCTCGCCCTCAGAGGGAGAGGGTAGTATGAGGGTGAATAAAGGAGGTAACCAATGGCCCTAACCCTAGCTGAAGCAGCCAAGCTCTCTGAGGACGTCCTCTTAAAGGGCGTCATCGAGATTATCATCAAGGACTCCCCCATACTCCAGAAGCTTCCTTTTATTGACGTGGTGGGCAACTCCCTCAAGTATAACCAGGAGAACGCCCTGCCCACCGTCGCCTTTTATGCTGTAGGAGATACCTGGGCTGAGTCCGCCCCCACCTTCACCCAGAAGACTGCCACCCTCACCATCCTGGGCGGAGACGCTGATGTGGACAACTACATCCAGCAGACCCGCTCCAATATCCAGGATATCGAGGCGGCCGTCATCGAGCTGAAGGCCAAAGCCATGCGCCACAAGTACGAGGACACCTTTATCAATGGAGATGGCACTTCCAATACCTTCGAGGGTATTGACGTCCTCTGCACCTCAGGGCAGACCGTCTCCATGGGGACTAACGGAGGCGCCCTCGACATGCGCTACCTCGACCAGCTCATTGATAAGGTCTTAGGCGGCAAGCCTGAGCTCCTTCTCATGAGCCGCCGCTCCAGGAGAGACCTGACTCACCTCATGAGGCAGCTCGGATCCATGGAGTTCGGCCAGGACGAGTTCGGCAACTGGGTGCAGTTCTTCAATGGCATCCCGGTCCATATCAATGACTGGATCTCTGATGCCAAGACCGTGGGCACCTCCAACGACTGCTCCACCATCTATGCCTTCCAGATCGGGGAGGGAGCCGTCTGCGGACTGCAGAACAAAGGCATCCAGGTGGAGAGGATTGGGGAGCTGGAGACCAAGGACGCCACCCGCACCAGGCTGAAGTGGTATTGCTCCCTGGCCAACTTCTCCACCGTCAAGCTGGCCAAGCTCATCGGCGTCAGACCCGTCACTTAATGAATTATGACCCCCACCAACCGGGGTCATGATAGTGGGAGGGGGGGTCGTCTCTCCCCCCTCCCCCACCCCCAAAACCTGGTCAGACGGCTAACCTGGTCAACTAAAGGAGCAACGTGAGTGTCAGGTCCCTGACCTGACCTCAGAAGGAGGTTAATCGATGAAAATCCAACGCCAAACCCCGGCTCGAAGAGCCCCTTACATGGTCACCGCTAAACCTTTGCTGAGGAGGCCCGATGAACCTGTCAGACATGAGGATAAGGGTCAGAAGAGACCTCAAAGACGAAGACAGCCAAAATTACCGCTGGTCTAACGACGAGCTCGACCGCCATATTGACCACGCCCTGAGGGAATTCTCCAGGGCCCTGCCCCGGGAGATGAAGGCTGATATCGCCACCACTGATGGCAGCCGGGAGATCGACATCAGCAGCCTCACCGACCGAGTGCTAGTCCTGGCGGTAGAATATCCCCTGGACAAGTTCCCCCCATACTATCAGCGTTTTTCTCTCTACCAGGACACCCTCACCCTGCTGGGCAGCGAAGTCCCCGATGGCAGCAACGCCCGCATCTTCTACGGCAAGCTCCATACCCTGGACGCCAGCACCTCTACTATCCCTTCGCAGCATGAGGACATCGTGGCTATCGGCGCTGAAGCTTATGCTCTCATCGAATGGGCCGCCTATTCCATTAACCGAGTCTCCCTGGGGGGAGAGGAAACCCCGCAGCAGTTCAGAGTCAGGGGGGAGGAGCTCCTCAGACATTTCAAGCGTGAGCTAGCCCGCCTGAAGAGCCGACTCCGCTCCAGGCAGCTCTATCGCCCCGCATTAACCCCCGCCAGCAAAACCAGCGACTGGGGCCCTTAAACCCCCCCAGGAAACTTGAGATGGAACCAAAAGATTTATAGGGGGTCTCAAAATAAGACACAAATTACAAAGCCGAAAGTTCTGGATGGCAGTCGCTGGTGTCATCACTAACCTTGCCCTTTGCTTCGGCTATGATGTAGACCCCCAGCTCACCACCGCTATATCCAGCGGTCTCTTTGCTCTCTATATCCTTGTCGAGGGACTCGTCGACGCCATAAAATAACCATGCTCCAATGCCTCTATCAAAAGCTCTGGTCTCGAATTGGTGGTCGACCTTGGTCTGACATTATCCGTGACAGCCAACACAAATATCCTTTGCTTTACTTACTTGGCGCCCTTTTCTGCGGCATAATCCTAGGCCACTTGTGGTGGTGAAATGAGAACCCTATCTTCCACTCTGCTCTCCGCCCAGAAACAAGCCACCCGCACCCCCTACCTCAAGGTAGAGATTCGCCAGAGGATCGCTGCGGCTACCAGGCTCGACTTCCAGAGAATCTATGAAGGCCCAGAAACAGACTACCTTCACGCCGCCACTTCCCCTGGAGACGGCAGCCTCATTAGAGCTAGACTCTATCCCAGAGAACCCAACCCACCCTACCTCTATCGCCAGCGAGTCACCAACCCCGGCCCAGGGTCAGACTTCACCCAGTGGACTAATCTCGGCGAAGTCGGCTACACTGGCGGTACCGCCCTGGCCTCTTCTGGAGCTAGTGTCATTCACTTTTGGGTCGGCACAGACTGCAAGACCATCAAATACCAGGAATCCTCCGACTACGGCGCTAGTTGGGGATCCACCCAGACCCTCATCACCACCACCAATGCCGTCTATCATATGGCCGCTGCCATGAAACCTAATGGTGATGTCTGCCTCTTCTATTGGGAGGGTAGCGCCATCAAGGCCATTAAGCGCACTTCAGGCTCTTGGGGCAGCCCTTCCACCTGGACTAACACCATCACCATCTGCTCTGGCATAGGCGTCACTTACCAGTCAGACTGGAACTTCATCGTCAGCGGTCGAGATACCAGTGACAGAAGAGGCGTCTGGAGCTGTATCTATGGCGACGGCGGCTCAGTCCCCCTAGGAGTATGGTCAGCCCTGAAGAACATCCTCCTGGCCGAAATAGACTCCAACACCGATTATAAATACCCCAAGCTCGTCTACGATGGCACTATTCATCGTCTCACCCTGACAGAGGTCTTCGCTGCCACCCAGACCTATTCCCGACCCTATCTCTCCTTCTCTGTCCCTGTCTCTGTCTTTTTAGATAGCCTCTGGAGAGAGCCCTATCCTTTCAATCTCAGCTCCGATTACGGTCTGGCCATCGCCAAATCCCCCACTAAAGTCTTCCTCACTCGCCCTGATGGAGTGTGGCAAGCGCTTCTCAACCCCACCCCCCTCGATGTCACCGCAGACGTCCTCT